GTCACCGCCGCACGCATCCTGCTCGACCGAGTGATGCCGGTGCTGGCAGCAACGGACCACACAACGGGCGGCGAGCCGGTCAACATCACGCGCATCGTGTTCGGCCCAGATGGCGAGAAGTAATGCGGCGCGTGTAAACGCTTCTGCACGCGGGCCGTGCATCCCCAACATCACTCCGCGTCCGTATCAGGTCCCGGCGTTCCGCTACTGGGACAGCCTGCGCGGGCAGCCGGGCCGCGCTGTCGAAGTGTGGGCACGGCGCTGCGGCAAGGACCTTGTATACGCGAGCATCGCGCTGATGCTGAGCCAGTCGCGCAAGGGCCTGTACCTGCATTTCCTGCCTGAGTTCGCGCACGCACGGCGCACGCTATGGGATGGCTTCGACAACGAAGGCAACCGCTTCATCGACACCGTGTTCCCCTACGAGGTCCGCAAGTCGATCCGCGAGGACGATATGCGGATCGAGTTGCACAACGGCGCGGTATGGCAGCTGGGCGGCAGCGACCAGTACGACCGCTGGGTGGGCGGCAATCCGATCAGTCTGGTGTTCAGCGAGTACGCGCTCGCGCATCCGAAGGCGTGGGAAATCATGCGCCCGATCGTGCGCGACAATGGCGGGCACGCAGCGTTCATCAGCACGCCACGCGGCTATAACCATCTGCACGATATGCGCGAGATTGCTAAGCGCACCTTGGGCTGGCGGCACTCGCTCATCACCGCGTTCGACGCGGGCGTGATGACGCAGGCTCAGTACGATGAGGAAGTCACGCTCGGTATGCCTGAGGAACTGGCGCGGCAGGAGTACCTGTGCGACTTCAGCGCGGCTAACGTGGGCGCGATCCTCGGCAAGTACATCGAGGCAGCAGAGAAGGCCGGGCGCATCTCGCTCGACCCGCTGTGGGACATGGACGGCGCGGACATCGTAGTGAGCAGCGACATCGGCTTCCGCGACACCGCAGCGTTCTGGTTCTGGCAGCCGGTGCCGGGCGGCTTCAGCCTTGTGGACTACCACGAAGGCAACGGCATGGACGCCGAGGAATGGATCGAGCGACTGCAGCAGCTGCCGTGGCGCATCGACACCTTCTGGCTGCCGCACGATGCACGCGCCAAGACGTTTCAGAGCAGGCACAGCGTCATCGAGCAGTTCGTCACCGCTTACGGTGCGAGGCGCATCAAGGTCTCGCCGCCGATGAAGTCGAAGGACAAGATCAACGCAGCGCGCACTGTGCTGCCGCGTTGCCGCTTCGACTCCGCAGCCTGCGCTGCCGGGCTGCTCGGCCTGCGCGACTGGAGCTTCAAGTACGACGACAATCGCAAGACCTACGGGCTTGAGCCGGACCACAACTGGGCCTCGCACCCTGCCGATGCGTTCTGCTACGGCGCGGCGATGCTGCACGAACATACGCCGAAGCCGACACCCAAGCAGGAGCGCGCTATGCAGGGCGCGCATGAGACGTTTACACTCGACAGACTTTTCCAAGACCGTGACCGCGACAGCTACGGTCGCAGGAGAATTCCGTGAACTACAACTCGATCGAGTCAAAGGACGACTTCACATCGGACCCGTCCGGCATACAGAGCCGGTGGATCACGGAGCTTGGCGCGGCGCGCAAGGCTGCCGACAAGTGGCAGAAGGCTGGCAAGCGCATCACGAAGATATACCTCGACGAGCGCACGGGCGACGAAAGCCTGATTTCGCAAGGCACGAAGATCAACCTGTTCAGTGCCAACATCAACACGCTGCGGGCGATGCTGTTCGGCAACATCCCGAGGGTCGAGGTCGGCAGGCGCTTCGAGGACGCGGACGACGACGTTGCGCGGGTCGCCGCTGAACTGATGGAGCGGTTGCTCAACGAGGACATCGGCCAGCAATTCAGCTGGGCCATCGGACAGGCGCTCGACGACCGCCTGCTGGTCGGCATCGGGCAGGGCCGCGTGCGCTACGAGGCCGAGTTCGAGTCGATCCAGCACGATGCCATCGAGGGCGAGTCCGGCGAGTACGACGAAGCGGGCGAGCCGGTCATGCAGGAGCTTGCCGAAGCCTACGAGACCGAGGAAAAGACCTTCGAGGCAGCCCCGGTCGATTACACGAACTGGCGCGACGTGCTGTGGTCGCCTGCGCGGACGTGGAACGAAGTGCGCTGGTGGGGCTTCCGCGAGTACATGACTCGCGACGAACTGGTTAAACGCTTCGGCGAGAAGATCGGCAACGCTGTCCCACTCAGCAACAAAAGCAAGCAGAAGCAGGGCGGCGGCATCGAGTACGACGCATGGCAGAAGGGCGAGGTCTGGGAAATCTGGTGCATCGAGGAAATGAAGGTGTACTGGTGCGTCGAGGGGATGGACGTTATCTGCGACGTGAAGGACGACCCGCTCGGCCTGCAGGGCTTCTTCCCCTGCCCGCGCCCGATGATGGCGAACTCGACCAGCGGGCAATACTGCCCACGCGCCGACTATATGCTGGCGCAGGACCAGTACGAACAGATCAACGAACTGACAGCGCGCATCACCATGCTGACCCGCGCGTGCAAGGTGGTCGGCGTCTACGACCGCGCGGCGGTCGGCGTGCAGCGTATGCTGACCGAGGCGGTCGAGAACGAACTGATTCCGGTGGACAGCTGGGCGATGTTCGCCGAGAAGGGCGGCATCAAGGGCAGCACTGACTGGCTGCCGATCGAGGCGATTGCCACCACGTTGCAGATTCTCGTCGGCCAGCGTGACGCGCTCATCAACCTGATGTTCCAAGCGACCGGCATGAGCGACATCCTGCGCGGCTCGACGCAGAGTGGCGAGACCGCGACGGCGCAGAGCATCAAGGCCAAGTTCGCCAGCGTGCGGGTGCAGCAGCTGCAGGACGACTTCGCGCGCTTCGCCACCGACCTGCAGAAGCTCCGCGCCGAGGTCATCGTGAAGCACTTCGACGACCAGAACATCGTCGCGCAGTCGAACATGGAGTTCTCGAAGGACGCGCAGCATCTGCCGCAGGCGTTGCAGCTGCTGCGCGAGAAGTTCGTCGCGTTCCGCATCTCGATCAAGTCTGAGACGCTGGCCGCGCAGGACATGGCCGCGCTCAGGCAGGAGAAGGCCGAGTTCATTCAAGGACTCGCCAGCTTCCTGCAGGCCGCGCAACCGCTGATCGACAAGTATCCGACCGCCGCCCCAACACTTCTGGAGATGCTGAAATGGACGATGACAGGATTCAAGGGTTCGTCGAGTATCGAGGGCGTTCTCGATCAGGCAATCGCGTCACTGCAGCAGAACCCGCCGCCGCCCCAGCCGGACCCGGCAGCAGCGAAGGCCAAGGAGCAGGAGACGAAGCAGCAGGGCACGATGATGGTCGAGGCGCAGAAGGGCAAGATCAAGGAAAGCGAAATCAAGCTGCAGACGCAGGCTGACCTTGTGCGGATCGGTGCCGAGACGAAGGCGGAACTGAGCAAGCAGCAGGCACAGGCTGCGTTCGACACGCAGGAACAGCAGCGACAGGCTGGCATCGACTACACGCAGCAGGTGGTCGGGCAGCGCAGGCCCTCGGCATGAGCCGCAAGATTTACCACTACGACGAGAAGCTGGGCCGCATGGTCGAGGGTCCCGGTCGCTCGCGCTCCGAGGGCAGCGGCGATGGCTGGCGCTTCAGCGACCGCAGCTACTCAGCCACTCCGTTCAAGGCTCACGATGGCACCGTCATCGACTCGAAGGCGAAGCACCGCGACTACATGAAGCGGCACGGCCTCACCACAGCGGACGACTTCACGGGCGAGTGGGCGAGGGCGAAAGTGAAGCGCGAGTCGGTGTATCAGGGCACGCATGAGCGGGAAGCGCGGCGCGAAGCGATCGCCCACGCTATCGAGAAGCACAGCAGCAGGGGTAGATGATGGCAACGCCAGAAAGCTACGAACAGGACAATCGCACGCAACTCCTGCGCGACATCCTGCGCAACTCATCGCCCAAGGCGCTCGGCGAAGGTGCCCTGACCTTCGGCACCGGGCTGGTATCGCAGGCAGGCACCGGGCTGGGCGTAGGCGCTGGGATGCTGGCCGACGTGGTGCGCGGTCGCAAGCCCAACCTCGACGCTGCCGTGGACGCCACGCAGGCGAACACTGAGCGGTTCACCTACCAGCCCCGTACCGAGGGCGGTCAGGAGCTTCTGCGTGGTCTGGGCACCGTCATGGAGCCGATCGACAAGGGAATGCAGACGGTCGGCCAGAAGGCTGCCGACGTGACCGGCTCGCCAGCGGTCGGCGCGGCTGTTTACACGGGCTTGAACGTGCTGGACCCGGAGATGATGCTGCCCGCCAAGGGCGCGAGCGCCGCCCTGCGCGGTGCCTCGAACATCGCTCGCGAGGGTGCCAAGACTGCGGTGCCGATGGCTGACGCGCTGCGCAACGTGCCCAAGGGGCAGCGTGGCGCGTACACGCTGGAGGACCTGAGCGCGGTCGAAGGCGACTACGCGCTTCAGTCGCCGACCATGCAGGCGTTCGACCGGCTGAAGAAGCAGGAGCAGCGCGTGCCGGGCAAGCAGCTGCGGCGGGCGCTGCAGCGCGAGGGTGCGAAGCCCGACGAATTGAAGTGGTCTGGACTCGACCGGCTGCTCGATACCGACGAAGTGCTGGACGCGGCGCAGGTGCGCGCGATAGCAGAGCGCAACGTGCCGCAGTTCGGATTCGAGACGCAGGGGGGACGCCCGCCAGTCGAGACGGTGCCGGTGGTGCCGCCCGAAGTGAAGCCGTGGGTCAATCCCTACGAGGACAAGCCTAATTTTCAGGAGATGCTGGACGAGAGTCCCGACCTGCAGGATCGGTTTGATGAAGTGGTGAACGAGCGCGTAAGTGAGGACAACGATTTAGAGTACCCGGAGATATGGACGGTCTACCGTGGTTCGGGTCGGCATCGCGAAACGGTTGACACTTTTGAGACTGCGCGCGATGCCGATGAGTACATCACGCAGCTGAAGGACGATCAGCTGGAGTCCGAGACTGACTACTACCTCGAAAACATCGAGGAACACTTCGACGAAGATACGCTCGCTGAGATGTCCGAGGATCAGCGGCAGCGCTGGGCTGAAGAAGCTGCACGCAACAGCATCGAGGACAGCAGCGAGTACAACGTAGACAGTGAAACTGATTACGACAGCGAGGCGACTAACCTCGAAAGCATCCAAGACTACTGGCACGAGCAGGTAATGTCGGACCCCGCTGATTACGGGCTGGTCGATGCCGACTTTGTATTTGCGCCGCCAGAGCGCGTGCAGCGGATCGAGCGACGGCGCTGGTATCAGCAGCAGGGCGTGGACCCTGACACGATGGAGCCGAATCCCGCGTCCAGCACTCCCCAGCCTTCTTGGGCTGAATACACAGTCGGCGGCAGTCGCTCGGAGGGGCGCGACGTGCTGGGCGGCGCTGGCAAGAACTACGGGGTGACGTTGGCGAACGTGCTGCGCGAAGGTCGCCACGGACGCGGGCAGTCCGCGCCAGAGGAATCTGGAATTTACGGCAGCATGATTGACGAAGAACGCATGAGTCCTGCATTGGCGAATCGTGAAGCGGAGCGCAGCGCCGCGCGCGAGAAACTGCCCGACATCGAAAAGGCGCGTGGAGCATTCTCTGATAACATCAGTTCGCACTACGGCGAGAATATGCTGCACGTTCGCGAGACGGATCGCCCGGCTCCGTCGTGGGGCACTACGCAGGTAGATGCCTACGGCAGGCCGAATCCGATGCGGCTTGTGGAGGAAGTGCAGAGCGACCCGTTCCAGCGCGGGCGCAAGATTGGTTTTCTGGACCCGGAGAAGATAAACGATCTTCGCACTAACGAGGCGGCGCGTGTCGAGTCTCTGCAACGTGAAGCTATCGCGTCCGCACCGATGGCACTGCGCGACCCGGATTTTGAAGCGGTCATAGACAGGGTGCGGGATACACCAGCGACCGACCTCACATATCGAGAGAAGCAGCTGCGCGATAACCTGAGCCTGATAGACGATCAGAGCATTTCCGTAGACTCCCGCACGGAAGCGATGAAGCAGGTATTTAGCTCGATCTACTACCTGACCGATGCGCCGATTGATGAGCGCGCGAAGGAAATCCTGCAAAGGCTCGAAGGTATCTCGTCGCTGACGAATTCGCCTTTCGACAAGCTGATTCCCGAAGGCCCGATGCAAAACACGGAGCAGTACACGAAGCTCGGCATCGTGGACGCGCTGCGCCGCGCCGTGCAGCAGGGCCAGCAGTACGTCGCCTTCACGCCCGGCGATGTTCATGCGCAGCGTTACGGCAGCGAGTCGATTCAGTGGGGTCCGGGTGCTACGCCAAATAAGCGCAGGATGACTTCGCTCCCCTACAGGGACACCGGCAAGGGGCCGATCAATGAGCGCGTGCGGGCGCTGTCCACGGCTGGCCCTGCCGACGCGATGCCTGAGAGCCTGCTGAATTTCGACGTGGACGCACCGGATGCCGTCGAGAAAATGACGGAAGTTGTGCAGAGCAACCTCGACTACGGTATGCACGAATACCCGGACCCTACCGTGCAGCGAAAGAAGCGCGCCGAAATGCTGGTCAAGACACTGCGCGAAAATCCCAGCGGCGAGTACACGCCTCGCGAGTTCGGCTTCGCCGACGTGTACGACCGCCGCGTGAAGAAGGCGCTGCAGCAGGTGTTGACGGAATCCGGCAGCAAGGCACCGATACGCGAGATTGAAGGCGAGTTCGGCACGCCGGTTTTCGAGCGGGTACATGAAGATGGTTCGCGCTCGTTTGAAACAGCAACCAGCAAGAACGAGTTCGAGGCGCTGCTGAAAGGTTCGCAGCAGATGCCCGACCGAATCATCTATCACCCACCGAAGCAGTACGCAGTCGAACTTGATCCTGCGCTCGCGCAGGCTGCCAAGCGCGGCTTTAAGTTGCCGTATTAAACACAACTAGGAGAACGAACGATGTCCGCTGAAGAATCTGATCTGCGCTCAACACTGGAGTCCGCATTCGATGAACAAGAAACAGAAGTCGAAACAGGGCGACCGGCAGCGGACGCCTCGCAGTCCGTGGGGACTCCCGCCGCGAAGCCCGCCGACACCGACACCGGCTCCGAAGATCGTGGGGATGGTCGCCGTACTGACGGAAAGTTCGCCAAGCGAATTGCTGAGAAGCCTGCTGTCGAGGCTGGGAAGGGTGGCGCTGTGGGTGGTCCTGCTGCCGCTCCGGTGGTCGAGACCCAAGCACCTGCCGTAGACCATTTCGCCAAGGCACCGCAGTCGTGGAAGCCCGGCGCGCGTGAAGCGTGGAGCCAGCTGCCTGCCGACGTGCGCGCGGAAGTCTATCGCCGCGAGCATGAGTCGGCGCGCATCATGCAGGAGACAGCGCAGGCTCGTCAGGTCACTGAGTACGTCTCGCAGATGCAGCAGAAGTTCGCTCCTGCGCTGCAGGCCGAAGGCGTGGATGCACTGACGGCGAGCGCGAACCTGATGCAGCTGTCGAGTCGGCTGCGCTTCGGCACGCCGCACGAAAAGGCAGGCATCGCGGCGCAGATCATTCGTAACTACGGGGTAGACGTGAACGCGCTGGCCGATGCGCTCGACGGTCGCCCAGTGCAGCCGGGGCAGTCCCAGCAGGCGCAGCAGATGATGACCGATCCTCGGGTCGATCAGCTGCTCGCCCAGCTGAACGGACTGACCCAGCAGCGGCAGGAAGCCGTGATGCAGAAGATGGTCGGCGAGGTTGAGGCTTTCGGCGAAGGCAAGGACTTCTTCGAGGACGTTCGCGAGGACATGGCCGACCTGCTGGAGGTTGCCGCCCGCCGAAACATTGACTTGTCGCTTGAACAGGCGTATGAACGGGCCTGTCAATTGCAGCCGGAAATCAGCAAGGTGCTGGCGGCTCGCGCTGCGGCCAAAGCCGCTGGGAACCAAAAGGGGTCCACCCAGCGAGCGAGGATCGCAGCTTCGAGCGTGAGGGGAACGCCAACTCAGGTGTCCACCACTTCGCAGCCAGATAGCCTTCGCGCGACGATCGAAGCGGCAATTGACGACAGCAGCGGACGGTAAGAACCCTTCGGGGTCCACTCGCTCGATGCAGCCCCACACCGGGCGAATAGGCCGAAGCGTTTACACGCTCCACGGGAAACGGTGCGGTTGCTGGCGCAAGCCAGCGTGATTGACTGACATCAACGAGGAAACATCCAAATGTCTTTTGCAAACGTCAACGTCAGCGACATCATCGCGACGACCATCGAATCGCGCACGAAGTCGATTGCCGACAACGTGACGAAGAACAACGCGCTGCTCTCGCGCCTCGAACAGCGTGGCAAGATCAAGACCGTCTCGGGCGGCTCGAAAATTTTCGAGGAACTGAGCTTCGCAGAAAACGGCAACGCCGGTTGGTACTCCGGGTACGACCTGCTGCCGGTTGCGGCGCAGGATGTCATCTCCGCTGCCGAGTACGAGTTCAAGCAGGCCGCGTGCCCCGTGACCATCTCGGGCCTCGATATGCTGAAGAACTCAGGCAAGGAAGCGATGATCGACCTGCTCGAAGGTCGCATCAGCGTGGCCGAAGCCACGATGGCGAACCTCATCGCGGGCGGTGTCTACAGCGACGGTACAGGCGCAGGCGGCAAGCAGCTGACTGGTCTGAACGCTGCGGTGCCCGTCACCCCGGCTGGTACGACCTACGGCGGCATCGTCACGAACAACTTCCCGTTCTGGACGAACGCTGTGCAGGACCAGACTTCGGCCCAGCTGACTGCGGCGCTGGTGCAGGGCTACTTCAATAACCTGTGGGCGAAGCTGGTTCGCGGGTCCGACCGTCCCGACCTCATCGTGATTGATGCTGGCGTCTGGGCGATCTACCTCGCCTCACTGCAGACGAATCAGCGGTTCACGGATTCGGGCAGTGCCACGCTCGGCTTCCCGACGCTGAAGTACATGGACGCCGACGTGGTTCTGGACGGTGGCATCGGCGGCTTCTGCCCGCTGAACACCGGGTTCTTCCTGAACACGAAGTACCTGAAGTACCGTCCGCACAGCAGCCGCAACATGGTCCCGCTCGCACCCAACAAGCGGTACGCGATCAATCAGGACGCCGAAGTGCAGATTCTTGCATGGGCTGGCAACCTGACTTGCTCGGGTCGCCAGTTTCAGGGTCGTCTGGACTTCAACGGCTAATCGAGATTCGGCGCGGTTGCGAGCCGCGCCTTTTCTCCACAGGAGGACTCGACAATGCCTGCATCTCTCCCCGGCTCCAATGCTGCTGACAACGCTGGCAACCCCAACAAGGGTGCCACTGTCATGCTCGATCCTGTCAGTGGGCCGAAAGGCTCACCGCTGGACGCGCGCTCAATCACTGGTTGGAACGTCGTTCCGCCCGTGGGCGCGGGCGGTACACCGATCTACGCCGCTTCCGTAGGTCCGCAGAGCCTTTCGACTGGCGCACTCTGCACTGGTATCGGCTTCGGCCTCGCCACGGGTCCGGGTGGACTCAACGGCGTAGTCGGCACCGGCACCGACAGGGACGACACCGGCAACTTCACGTCACAGGCGATTCCCGGCACGTCGAAGCCGGACAACGTGGCGGCAACTGACGCAACGCTGCTCTACATCGGCGGTGGTCTGTCGAACGCTCTGGGCGTGCCCACGCCTCGCGCGGTCTCGCAACTCTGCGCGGCTGGCGGCGGTCGGTATCTGCCGGGTGTAGTGGCTGGCTCGTCGCGTGATGCTGGCGGCGGCGCTGGCTTCGGCATGAAGCTGCTGGTCGCCAACGCGGACACTGCCTTCGGTGCGCAGATCAGCGCAGTGGCAGGGCATCTCAACCGTAGCTCAAGGCAGAACGATGCCACGGGCGAGGAAGATCAGCTGACGCTGATTACTGCACGGGCGCAGTTCGGCTCGGCAACGGCAGCGGCTCCCGTCCCCGCAGCCCCGTAAGAGGCTGCCATGAGCAGCATCTTTCAGGGCTTGCTCAATGCGTCGGGCCGACTCAAAACAGGAGTCGGCCCGATCGCATCCTACTTCCGCTCGCTGCCGCTGAACGCGGCGGGTGAAGTGGTCGCAGGCTCTGGCCCCATCACCTACTTCGAGCAGGGCATCCCGCGCAACGCAGCGGGCGCAGTGGTCGGCATCAACGCCACGCAGCCGACCGACTACGGCCCCGGTGCGCTGCCCTACGGACCCAACGGAGAAATCGTTGGGGGCGGCACTGTTCCAGCGATTGCCTTCTACCATCAGGGCGTGCCTTACGACTCCGCAGGGCGCTACTGCGGCACGACCAATCCGGGGCAGACAGTTGTGACTGCGGACCTCACGATCACGCCTGCGGTCATCTCCGTTTCGAGCGTGGGCTACCGGCTGAGTCCGCTCGCGGGTGCGCTTACGCCCACGGCTTACGCTGGCGGAACCGTTGTTCTGGCGCAGGCCACGGACCTCGACGAGTTCCGCGTCCAGAACACGGGCAGCGTGCAGTTCCCCGGCATCATCGGCAACCTGACCGTTCAGCTTCCCGCTTACCTCGGCCCGAATCGCATGGTGCTGCCGTGGAGCAGTACGAGCGGCTGGTACAGCGTCAGCCAGCCGGGCATCTACGCCTACATCACTGGTCTCATCGGATTGCCTACCACGATGCGCTTGTCGGCGGCACCTGTATGACGTTCCTCGCAGATACGTTTCTTAAGGCTCCGTCAAACGAATACGGCACGGAGCGGGAGCTTACCCGGCAGATCAAGGTCTTTGACGCGCTCAGTGCAGTCGCGTTGGAGAATGCCATCAATGCGTGGCTGGATACGCTGCTCGCTTCTCCGACGATCTATTTCGTCGGGCAGGTGCAACCGTACTCGCCCGCGAACAACAAGCACTGTGCTGTCGTACCCTACGGGTACTTTCTATAACTAGGAGAATGAAAAATGGCTGCAGAACCGACGATGGAAGAACTTGCCGAGAACGTGAACAATCCGCAGTTCGGTGACGACCGACTGGGCGTGATGTTCTACGAGCGCACGGTCGAGGACAAGGATCGCACGCTGGCCGAAGGGCGGAAGTGCTTCAAGGACCGCGAATTCGTCCGCATTATGATCCCCGGCGATCGTAACCCTGCGGCGGATCGTGCTGTGCAGGTCACGGGCAACAGGACGACCGACGACACGATGCGCTTCCCGCGCCAGTACGCGCAGTTCAAAAACAAGCAGCAGCAAGTCGCGCACGAAGGCACGCCGCTGTCGCTGTGGCCGGGCATCGGTGGCTCGCTGGTCGAAGAACTGAAGTTCATCAACATCTTCACCATCGAGCAGCTGGCCGACCTCGCCGACACCTATGTTGGCAAGATTCCCAACGGCAACACGCTGAAGCGCAAGGCTGCCGAATTCGTTCTCGCGCTGAAGGATCAGACTGCGGTGAACAAGCTGCAGTCGGCGCTCGATGAGCGCGACACGCGGATCGCAGTGCTGGAGGAAAACTTGGCCGCGCTCTCGGAGCAGGTCAAGGAGATGACTTCCAAAAAGGGGAAGTAAATGGCACGGTTTCAGGCGGCAGGCGACATCATCAACCGGACGGCGGTATCGGTCGGCCTCGATAAAGTGGTTGACCCGTTCTCGTCGAACAATCCGGCGTTCTCCCAGCTGATCGAGCTTGCGAATCAGCTGGGCGAGTCGATGCTGCACCTGTACCAGTGGCAGATTCTCGAAAAGGAACACCAGTTCGTCACTGCGTTTGGCGACACTGGCGAGTACCCGCTGCCTGACGACTTCGCGTACATGATCGACCAGACTGCGTGGCAGAAGGGAGTGCCCGGCGCGGCCTATCCGCTGCTGGGTCCTGCTTCCGCGCAAATCTGGAGCTACCTCACTGCCAGCCAGAATCTCAACATCACGATTTACGCATGGTTCAGGCAGAACGAAGGCGTGCTGCAACTGTGGCCGCAGCCGCCGCCCGTGGACATTCCGATCCAGTACCGCTATGTCAGCCGCAACTGGGTGATTGACGGCGAAAGCCCGCCGTCACCGCCGACGTACAAGCAGGAAGTGTCCACCTTCGCCGACATCGTTCGCTACGATCCGATCCTGTTCATCCGTGGACTGAAGCTCGCGTTCCTCGGAGCCAAGGGCTTCGACACTACGGCGGCGCAGGAAGAATTCAGGATCATCTGGGACTCCATCTCAGGGCATGACGTGCCTTCGCCGGTACTCAACCTTGCGGGTGGTGGCATTGCGCTGTGGCGTCCGCTTGATTCGCTGGTCAACGTACCTCAGACAGGCTATGGAAGCTGATGGCTGGACAGAACACGCAGCCGGTATTCGCGCCGCCGATGCAGGGCGGCATCAATGCCGTTTCGCCTGCTGGCAACGTGCCGCCCGGTGATGCGCTGTTCCTTTACAACATGGTCCCCAACGATTACGGGGTGCGCGTCCGCAACGGTGAAATCGAGTGGTGCCAGCCGTTGCCAGCGGGCAGCGGTGTCCGCACCATCATCCCGTTCAACACCGAAGTCGTCGTCGGCATCAACCCGCCCGTTGACAAGTTGTTCGTCGCGAACAGCGACGGCATCTACGACTGCTCGATACAGGGGGCGCTGCCGGTCAAGGTGCTGGATTGGCCGAGTAAGACCGACCCTGCCGGATACGTTTCGTGGCACGCCTACTCCACGATCGCCGGGCAGTTCCTGCTCGTCTGCGATCTGCAGAATGGCTACTACGTTTACACGGCTTCCACGAACATTTGGGCGGTGGGGAACATCACCGGGCCGACGCCTGCCGAGGCGGTGCTTGATTTCGTGACGGTCTGGAAAAATCGCGTCTGGTTCGTGCAGCGCAACACCAGCACCGCATGGTATCTGGCGGTCGGGTCGATCAGCGGCGCGGCGACGAAGTTCGAGTTCGGAAATAAGTTCAAGTACGGCGGCTGGCTGAAGGGCATCTGGAACTGGACGCTCGATGCGGGCGAGGGCATGGACGATTACCTTGTCGCTGTCGGCAGCGCGGGCGACATGGTGATTTACAAGGGCACCGACCCGGCGGTTGCTGCCGAGTTCAACATGGTCGGCTGGTGGTTCATCGGGCGCTCGGTGCAGGGCCGCAGGCAGGCGGGCGACATGGGCGGCGAATTGCTGATCCTGTCCACCTACGGGGTGCTGCAGCTGTCGAAGATCATCGCTGGCCTGCCCGTCACCGATGAGGGCACCAGCATCAGCTGGAAGATCAACTCGCGCATCAATGCGACGATGGATCGGACGCTGCAGGAGTTCGGTTGGGACGTGAAGATATTTCCGCGCGGGCAACTCATCTTCATCACCACGCCACCGGAAGAAGGCAAGCCGTGGATGCAGTTTGTCTACTCGACGACGACGAAGGCGTGGGCGCAGTTCCTCGGTTTGCGTATTCAATGCTGCGATGCGTGGAAGGGTGACTTCTACTTCGGCACCGATGATAAGCGCGTCATGCAGTACACCGGGTTCAGCGACAACGTGCTGCTCGCCGACGCTGGGGCCACTGCACGCGCGATCGACTGGGAATCACTGACCGGCTACCAGCTTTACACCGGCACGCCTACTTTCAAGCGCGTGCAGTTCCTGCGCCCGCAGTTCGTCGGGCTGGAGAAGGCGAGTTACAACATCAAGGCGAGTTACGATTTCGATTTCCAGCGCATCGCGACTTCGCCGCCGTACATCGTGCCCGCCACCGGCTTGTGGAATACCGGAGTGTGGGACAGTTCCGTTTGGGGCGGCTTCTACTTCGGCAGCCAGCCACCGATCGGCGGCTCTGGCATGGGTCGCCACATTGCGATCGCAATGAAGGGGCGAAGCTCCACAGACATGATCCACGTCGGCACCGATGTCCTTCTCGACGTAGGGGGGATGCTGTGAAGCCCGAATTCAAATTCCGCGCAGCGGTGCCTGCCGACTACGAGGCATTCACAGCAGCAACGCACTACTACCCCGGACCTCAGTTCGGAGGCATCGTTGCGTGGTTCTGGGACGGGCAGCACAACGTCACCGCAGGCATGGTCGGCATGGACGGCTGGACGAACACCTGCGTCTCGATGCACTGGTACATCAAGTACCCGCGCTGCCTGCTGCCGCTGTGGCGTGAAGTGTTGAAGTACCTCACGCTGCACGGCAAGCGCAAGATCATCGGCACCACGCCGTCGAACAACACGCGAGCATTGCGGACCATGTTCGACAAGCTCGGCTGGCAGCAGATCGCGCGCATCAAAGACGGCTGGGACGTGGGCGTTGACATCATCATCTCGGAGTACATTCTCAATGAACAACAGTCAATCGCCGCCTAAGTACGGCGACCCGTTAGGCCCGAAGAATCTGCAGGCTGGTGGCAGCCAAGGCCCCGGCTTCGAGATGGGGCCGAGTCCTTTCCAGACGCAGATGCCGTCGTCGCCGCCGGGGAATCTGCAGGCTGGTGACAGCCAAGGCCCCGGCTTCGAGGAGATGGGGCCGAGTCCTTTCCAGACGCAGATGCCGCCGTCAGCGGAGGGGCGCATGACTTGGCAGCAAGGGATGACGCCTCCTCCCGGTGGCAACTTCACCGGGGGCATGCCGCAGCCGCAGTCGCCGTATCAGACGCAGATGCCGCCGCCGCCGCCGCCGCAGGGTGGTGGTGGTCAGATGGATTGGAGCCAGCGCCCGCCGCCGCCCAGTGGTGGCGGAATCGGCGTGGGCGGGCCGACCGCCCCACCGCCGCAGGGTGGTGGTGGGATGCCGAAGTTTCAGTCGAATACTAAGTACGCGCTCGGCAATCTGGTGAAGCCGTTCGACCCGATGGGCGGACGCTTCATCGGTGGCGCGCTCGGTCTCGGTGGCGGTGGCGTCCGGGGCATGGTTGACCCGCTGGGAATCACGGGGCGTGACGCACCGAAGAAGGTCAAGGGCAGCATCGACCCGACGACCGGCACCGTGAACGTGTCGAACTACGGCAAGTACCAGCCGGGGCTGCAAGCCGCGTACACGCAGTACCTCCGCACTGGCGTCGTGCCGAAGCAGTTGAAGCACGGCAAGGGTGCGTTCAAGAATCTGAAGAACGAGATCAGAGACTTTCGCGCAACGGGCGGTCAGGGCGGTGGTGCATGGAACTGGGGAACGCCGTCAGCTGGTGCGCCGACGAACATACCGTCGCAGGGTCCGGTGAACTGGGGACAGCCGCCGCCTGTCGGTGGCCCACCGCAGGGTGGTGCGCCGCCGTCGCCGCGCCAGCCGCCTGCGCAGCTGCCGACGACTCCAGCGTACAATCCCGCGCTCGCGCGGGCTGCAGCACTGCGCCGTCCTTCAGGCGGCGGCAGCAGGCTCGTAGGAGGTTGAGATGAGCAAGTCGGCACCCAAGGCACCGGACTACGCAGCGGCTGCAGAGCAGCAGGCACAGTCGTCCAAGGAAGTAACTGAGCAGCAGACATGGGCGAACCGTGCCGACCAGTTCACTCCGTTCGGTCAGCAGACGTGGCAGAACCAGCAGCAGTGGGACCCGGCTACCCAGCAGTACATCAACCGCTGGGCGCAGACGACGCAGCTGAACCCGGAGTCGCAGGCTGCGCTCGATTCACAGCTGGCGTTGACGCGCGCACGCTCGGAGCTTGGCGAATCCATGACTGGTCGGCTCGGCAACGAGTACGGGCAGGCGATGGACTGGAACCAGTTCCAGCAGGGCGGTGGCGCGGTCAATGCTCCTGCCTCCCCGGAGCGCGGCAACATTCAGGGCAGCATTCCCGGCGAACAGCTGCAGCGTGACTTCGAGCTTCGCGGGCCGGAACTCGATTCCTCACAGCGTTACCAGCAGCAGGCCAACGATGCGCTCTACGGTCAATGGGCGGATCGCGCGCTGCCGCAGCAGGCGAAGGACACCGATCGCCTGCGTACCCAGCTTTACAACACGGGGCTGCGCGAAGGCGATCAGGCGTATGACGAGGAAATGCGCAAGCAGCGCGAGTCGCAGGGCGACCAGCAGCGGCAGGCGCAGTATCAGGCGACGATCGGCAGCGGTGCCGAAGCGCAACGCTTCCTCGGCATGGACGCAGCGACCCGGCAGCAGCTTACCGGCGAGCAGCAGCAGCTTGGGCAGTTCGGCAATCAGGCCGCGCTCGGACAATTCGGCATGGGTATGCAGGGCGGCACCTTCGCCAATCAGGCGCAGCAGCAGGACTTCGGCCAGCAGATGCAGGCCGGGCAGCAGGACTACCAGAACCTGATGCAGTCCAGCCAGTACCAGAACCAGCTGCGCCAGCAGGAAATTTCCGAGGCGATGCAGGCGCGTGGCTTCTCGCTGAACGAAATCAACGCGCTGATGTCGGGCCAGCAGGTGCAGATGCCTCAGATGCCCAGCTACAACACGGCTGCGCGCTCCGAGGGCAATCAGGCATTGCAGGCCGCGCAGCTGACCGGGCAGGCGGACCTCGATCGCTTCAACGCACAGCAGCAGGCCACGCAGGGCATGATGTCGGGCATCGGCTCGATGGCCGGTGCTGGCATGATGATGTCCGACAGACGGTTTAAACGCGACGTGAAGCGCATCGGCGCGACCGCTGGCGGCACGCCGCTGTATTCGTTCCGCTACATCTTCGGCGGGTCGCCGATGGTCGGCGTGATGGCAGACGAAGTGCCGCACGCAGTCACGAAGATCGCTGGAATCAACTTTGTCGATTACTCGAAGGTGATGTGATGCCACAGAACGCCCCGTACCCCGGCGAGACGATGCAGCAGTTCCTTGCACGCACGCAGGGCGGTGCCCCTGCGGGCGCAATGCAATCGCCATTGCAGGCTGTGCCTCAGGCGCAGGGGATGCCCACGCAGATGCCGATGGACCCCTCGCAGATGCAGGGGCAGATGATGGACCCGGAGCTTGCTGAGACTCTGCTCGGCACCTACGGCGACCAGATGGAAGTCGGCGAGATGGACAAGCAGATGGGGCGAGCCGATGCGCTGCGCAGCCTCGAAGGTGGCCCGGAAGGTCGCAGCAGCGGGCGCGTTTACACGGCTGCGAATCCGCTGGAATTCATCGGCAAGGGGATGCAGCAGTACGCGGGCAAGCGTATCGCCGATCGTGCAGAGCGCAAGGGCGCGAAGGCGCGCAAGCGCATCGGCGAGAACGTGAAGCTGTACGGAAAGAATTTGCCGGAGTGAACCATGCCCAGTATGTACGACGCACTGCTCGATCCGACCGGCGAGGCCGCAGGCACGCCTGAGAAGGCGGCGGCGCTCGCGGCTGCGCTCAAGCGTCAGAGCCGCTACGGCGCAATCGGGCAACTGATGGGCGTGCAGCCCACGCAGCAGGTCGGCGCGCAGATGCAGGAGGAAGCGCAGTTCGGGCTGCGTCAGGCGATGCTGCAGCGGCAGGAGGCGCGGCAGCTTGCAGCTGAACAGGCTCGGCAGAGCGTCTTGGACTCCCGCGATATGCGCAACTTCGACCAGCGCGAGCGCGGCATCGAGGCGACTCGAATCAATCAGGCGACAACGAGAGCAGCCTCGGGGCCGATCATCGACACGCCGACCGGCAAGGCTCGCGTTACCCCGGATAATACCGTTACTCCGATCATGGACGCTGGCGGCGCACAGGTGCAGCCGCTTCCGAAGCCGCCGACTGAGAGCCAAAGCACGCTTGCCACCTACGGTCGGCGCGTCGAGCTTGCGCTGCCCATCATGGATAAAATGCTCGACGCTGGGTACTTGCCCAGCGGGAAGGATTTTGCTGTGGTGAGCATGGGCGTCAATCCGCTGGTGGAAGCCGTGGCCCTGTCCGACGAGGGCAAGACTTACTACGGCGTTGCAAGCCAGATCATCAATGCGATCATGCGCCGCGAGTCGGGCGCAGCGATCAGTGCTGGCGAGTGGGTGAACGCAAATAAGCGTTGGCTGCCGCAGCCGGACGATCCGCCGAATGTAATTGCAAACAAGCGCGCGGCGCTGCAAGGCGAGCTTGCGACGTTGAAGGAGCAGGCTGGCGGCGCGTGGAAGGATCGCCCTGAACCTGCTGCTGAACCTGCTGCGGAGAAGCCCCCTGCGGAGCCGCGCACAAAGACTGTCGGCGGCGTGACCTACTACGAGCAGAATGGCGAGTGGTTCGCGAGGTAACGCATGGCTACCAAAGTCACCGACCCGGCACTGCTCGCCCAACTGAACGCCCCGGATTCCCCGGTGGCCGATCAGCGGTCGCGGCGCGTGACCGACCCGGCACTGCTCGCGGAACTGAACCGGGAGCGGTTCGACCCGGTGCAGATGGTCAAGAACATCCCCGGCAGCGCGTACCAGTTCGCCAAGGATGTCACGCAGCCGATCCGACATCCCATCAAGACTGCGCAGGCGCTTGGAAACGTGGCAGCCGGGACGGCAGAGCTTGCCATTCCCGGCGAGCAGGGCAAGGAAGGCTATGCACGCGCGGTCGGGGCTGGCCTGAAGGAGCGTTATGGGGGCACTGACGCGCTCCGTAGGACGCTTCAGGACGACCCCGTGGGGATGGCCTCGGATGTCGCTGGTCTGTTCACAGGCGGCGCTACGCTGGCCCCTAGAGCCGCTGGGAACGTCCTGCGGACGGTCGGCAGGAATATCGACCCGGTGGTGATTGCCCAGCGTGTTGCCGGTGCGCCTATACCGAAGAAAGTGCCACGGGACCTGATGGAAAGTTCCCTGAAGCCCAGCACGACCATGAAGCGCCCCGACCGCGAACGGCTGGTCGAGACGGCGCTCGAACATCGAGTCAATCCGACCGATTCCGGTGTCACCAAGCTCCAACAGGCGAAGGAAGCCCTCGGAGACCAGCTGGATGTCCTGATCGCTGGGGCAGCACAGACTGGGCAGCGCGTGCCCGCTACGCGGCTCCTGCGCGGCCTGAAGGACGTTCGGGCAAAGCTCGGGGGCGCTGGGCTGGAAGCCTCGGCTGACCTGCGGGCCGTGCAGGGCGTGGTCGATGACTGGCTGACCAGCCTGCAAGCGCAGGGCATCCGTACCCTCGGTATCGAGGACCTGCAGAAGCTCAAGACTGACGCCTACACTCGCATTAAATGGCAGAAGGGCGGGCCGCAGGAGAAGCCCCTTCCAGTGCAGCTGACGCAGAAGGCCATCGCGAAGGAAGCCCGTGCGCAGATCGAGCGTCAGATTCCCGAAATCGCCGACGTGAATCGACGCTACGGCGACATCGAACACGCTCAACCTGCGGTTGAGCGTGCAGCGAACCGTATCGGCAATCGTGACGTGGTAGGCATCGGCTTGCCGATCAAGGTCGGCGCTGGCGCGGCGATGGGCGGTCCTTCGGGCGCGCTGATCGGTCAGGCGCTCGGCATGATGGATACACCGCTCATCAAGTCGCAGCTTGCGCACACTCTCGAAGCGTTGCGCAAAAAGAAATACGGGCCGGGCGGCAAGACGCCCATGCGGTCCTTCACAACTGAGCGAGCCGCA